CTAATCTTCTAGATTACAGTGTTGAGATGGCAGCAATGGAAGAGCAACTTAAAGCTGCTATGAATGCTGTCAAGGTTGCACTTACTAATCTTTCTACTCTCCAAAAGAAAGTCGCACGTGAAAAGAAAGTTGTTGATCGTAAAATGAATGGTAAAGTAAAGAAAGTAAAGGATCCTAATGCTCCTCCTACTGGATTTGACAAACCGGTTACTATCTCTAAAGAATTAGCCACATTCCTTGGCACTTCTCCAGATGAGAAAGTATCCCGATCTAGTGTAACTAGTCGTGTCAGTACCTACTGCAAAGAATCTGGACTCCAGAAAAAGACTGATGGTCGTAAAATTATCCCAGATAAAAAACTATCGACTCTTCTACACATCAAGGAAGGTGTTGAGACCAATTTCTTTGAACTCCAGAAACATCTTGCCAATCATTACCCTGAGACTGTTGCCAAGAAAGCCGCTGCTGCTGCTAAAGCATCTGCTTAAATAATTTTATATTCTAATCCACTCATTCTTAAACTTTTATAGATATAATTTTTTTTACTTATTTTTTTTATATCATCATTTTTTTTAATGACTTTATTTTCTTTTAGAAATGTAAAGTATAATTTATTATTACAGCATATTTTTTTCCCAAATAATTTTATAAAATTTTTAAAATTATTATATATTTCTGCTCTTATTACAAAATATGCAAGTACATTTGTATGATGATTAATATCTTTGATATCTTTATTTAGAAATAATATCTTTTGTGACTGAAAATTACACCAATATTTTTCTATAGATAAATAATGTATAAATCTTTTATAGTCACCACCTGATAAAAAAAAACAATTTATAATATTTGCCCATATTTCTGTATATGATTCAAATACATTAATATTATGTGATGTAATATTATATTTTTTTTGATACAATTGTATTAAATCAGTAGGATCATCTCTACTACCGTCACAATTGAATAAATGAAATAATTCATGTATAGTTACTTTTATAACTTCTTCTTTTCTCCATATATTAATAGTGTTTGCACCAGCAGATCCACTATTAAGATGTTTGTGTTTTAAACCATTATCTAGATCATTATCGATTAATTTTTTATCATCTAATAAATAGTAGTTAATATAATATTCATCATCTACTTTTTTTATAAGATGTGCTATATATGATATAATTGGTAACATAATTTCTCTAAATTTAATAATATCTAAATCATCATAATATACATTTACATGAATTTTTGATTGATGAATTGTTAAAATAGTATAGTGATTATTTTTAAGAGAATTTGCTTTCATAGATAATTCATGAGATATAAATGGTGACTGAAGATATGGTTGTTTTTCTACATTTGATACAATATAATCATGACTATTATCTATAGTCTTTAGGTGTTTAAATAATTCATGTAATTCTTTGAATCCACGTGAAACCTGTTTATGATTATTTGTAATAAATTTAATAATCTTTTTACTGTCATTAGTTAACATATATATTATAATATTTATAAATTATATTTTTTTTTATATATTTTGTAAATGATATATGAAAAACATAATAGATTAATTGAAGCACCGGTAGTAATAATTAGATCTGTTCTTTGTATACCATGAATAATCCAAAATAATTGAGCTAACCAAAATAATTTTACAGTTGATTTAGAGAATGATTCTGTATCATTATCTTTATATAACTTAATAACTTGTGGTAAAAATGCAGGAATAGCGAAAAATAAAGCAATAATACCAAAATCAAATTTCATATTTATATTATAAAATATAATAAATATATATATATATATATGAGTTATTACTTAAAAAATTATCCATTTAATCCAGAAAATCTTCAAGGTAGTATAACAACAAATCAAATTAAAGACACGACTAAAAGATATGGATGGAATTATAAAATTAATGAAACAGATAATTGTATGAATATTACATATAATTTAAGTAAAGATACTGATGTAATGTTTGGGACTAATAAACCTATGAATGAAACATGTCCCAATATTACAGGTAATTTAACATATGATTCATCTAATTCACAAAATTCATTGTGGAATAATTCAACAAGAAGAAAAGTTATTGTTAATAATAAGAGAAATTGATAATATCTAAAGATATATTATATATATATATAAAATATGAATCGTCTTAAAAATATTCATCATGATAGATATAAAGTAGATAATATACAATATGCTAATTTTCTTTGGGAAGATTGTACAAAAAAAAAAGAAGTTATACAAGATAAATCTCGTAAATTTGCTATTGATCTAAAGAATATAGCATATACATCAATTTATTATAATGGAACACCGATAATATATGTAACAACACCTGTTATGACATGTTTATGGGGGATGAGTAAACAATCAAATCAAATATCACTTCAGTTTACAGATGTAAAAAATGATACATCTATGAAAAGTTTTTATAATTTTATAAAGGATGTTGAAATACATAATATGAGAAATCTAGGTATTACAGAAGATAATATGGATGAATATGGAACACAAATCAGAATAGATAAATCAGGTAAATATGAACCAAATTTATCAGTTAAAGTACCATTTGTTGATAATAGATTTGATGTAGAAGTATTTAATGATGAAAAAGAAATTATTAATATTTATAATATAAATAATTTTGTAAAAATGATATGTGATATTTATATAGATAAAATATGGAAATATAACGATATATTTTATTGTAAATGGAAAGCAAGAAAAATATATTTAGTTTAAGTTTATATTTTTTTTTATAGTTTTTTTTATAATGACAACTTTATCATATAATAAAGTTATTACAGATAATATTAAATTATTATTACCTGATAAACTCGAAGATCATTATATATGTAATCTTAAATATGGTAATAGATTATTATATGTTCAAACACCATCATTAAGTGTAAATGAAATAACAAAAGAGTATATATTATTAAATATAAATGATGAATTTAAACAATTTTTAAATGATGTAGATCAATGTTGTATAAAATATACATATGATAATTCTAATACATGGTTTAAAAAAGATATACCGCATGATGCATTGGTTAATATGTATGAAAATATTGATACAGATAATAATTTAATTCGTATAGATTTTCCATATATAAAAGATAAATTACAATGTAATATTTATAATTCTGATAGAGAATCTATTGATATATCAAATATAAAATCAGGTGATAGTATAATATTATTATTATATTTTAAAGGATTAAAAATATATTCATCAAGTTTTAATTTAGATTTTCATATAAATCAAATTAAATTAAATAATAATGAATATCAAATCTTAAAAGAATATTCTATTATCGATGATAATGAAGATAATTATGAAACTATAGATGATATAATAATTAAACAAGAAATAGATGAAGTATTGAATCAGGAAAAGAAACAAAAAGAAGAATTAAAAAAACAAAAAGAATTAGAATTGAAAAATAAAATGAAACAATTAGAGGAAGAATTAAATAATCTAAATAATTAATATTTTCACAATATTTTTTTTATTTTATATAATATAAAATGAAAATGCCGTCGATTGATAAAATATGTAACATAGCTGGATGTGTATTAATTTTTGTATTATTAGCATTATTGGTTTTTAAACCATCAGGAGTAATGTCTTTATTAGAAGGTAATTCTCCTAATACAAATAAACCCACTAATAATAATAATAATAATAATGTTAATAGAAATAACAATAATGTTAATAGAAATAGAAATAGAAATAACAATAATAAAAATAGTAACAATACTAATGTTAATACTAATGTAAAGAAAAGCGCAGTTAGATCATCAAATCCGTTAGGTGAAAATGAGCAATTTGCAGCAGTAACTGGAATTAAAACGCCTACTCGCTCTTGCTACCCACAAGACTCTTTATCACCTAAAGAATTGCTTCCTAAAGACGAAAAAGACAATATTGCTAATTTTAATAAAGATTATCCTATTTCTGAAGGAATTCTTAAAGGTGTTAATTTCTTAGAAGCAGGATATCAAGTAGGTGTTAATACTGTTGGTCAAAGTCTTAGAAATGCTAATAGACAGGTTAGATCTGAACCACCGAATCCACAAGTTAGTGTAAGTCCCTGGATGAACACTACTATCGGTCCGGATCTTGCTAGAGCTCCACTTGAAATCGGTGAAGATTGTTATGCTTCTATTGGTAATAATACTTTATAAATTTGATATTTAAAAATAAATATTTATATAAATTATAATGGAAAAAGTAAATCCTTTTAATCTAAATAATAAACTTATCAACTCTAATGATATTATTAATATTATGGAAACATTAAATATTAATAATTTTAAAGTTAATAATATTCTTTTATATCAAACTTCTTTTATACATAAATCTTATTGTAAAGAATTATATGAAGATACAGATTTTAAAAATGTTGATCGTTCTCTAGATTTACAAGAAAATTCTTATGAAACTATGGAATTCTTAGGTGATTCTATTTTAGGATCTATTGTATCATCATATTTATATGAAAGATTTTATAAAATATATAATCAAGATGAAGGATTTTTAACATATTTAAAGAATCGTATAGTATGTGGTGAAAGTTTAGCAGTACTATCAAAAAAAATAGGATTAAATAAATTTATAGTTATATCAAAACATATAGAAGAATCTTGTGATGGAAGAAATAATCTTAATATTTTAGAAGACGTATTTGAAGCATTTATTGGTGCTATATTCTTAGACAATAATTATGATACAATTAAAGAAATATTATTAAATATTATAGAAAAATATATAGATTTTACTGATATTATTATTAAAAATAATAATCATAAAGAACAAATTATTAAATATTTACAACATAATTATAAAGAAAATCCTAAATATAAAGATATTAATTCTGATAATGATAAATTATATAGATGTGAATTATTATTTCAAGATAAAGTGATTTCTAAAGGTGAAGGAAAATCTAAGAAGAAAGCACAACAAGATGCATCACGTAATGCTTTAATATACTATAATGTTATAAATTAATATTATATATATTATATAATAATATGGATAGAAAAAAGTATAATTTTAATAAAAATGAAGACCTTTTTTTAGTTATACTAAAATATTTTGATGGTGAAGTATTACTTATTAAAGACAATATTATTAGTGATCTGAAAAATGATAAATATCGCGGAGAAACAATTAAACCAATTGACCCTACTATAATTAAAGACTTACGTAAATTACGTAAAGCCATAGATAAAGGTAATATAGATTTTATTAATCCTGTATGGGCAAATGATAAAAAAATAGTTGATGAAAAAATGAAAAAAATGTTTTCAGATAAAGTATCTGAAAAAAAATCTGATAAAAAACCAGAAGAACCAGATGAACCAGAAAAAAAACCAGATAAAAAACCAGAAAAACCTGAAGAACCAAAAAAACCAGAAAAACCTGAAGAACCAGAAAAACCTGAAGAACCAGAAAAACCTGAAGAACCAGAAGAACCAGATAAAAAACCAGATAAAAAACCAGATAAAAAACCAGATAAAGAACCAGATAAAAAACCTGATAAAAAACCAGATAAAAAACCAGATAAAGAACCTGAATCTAAAGAATTAACTATAAAACCATTGAAGAAAAAAGATGAATATAAATATATTTTAGAACAACGTAAAGCATATGTTAATTGGATTAATTCTGAATTTTATGATAAGATTATAGATGAAAGCGATGATCCTAATGTAAAAAATAATTATCAGTTATTTGTTAAAGGATATTTATCAATTGAATCACCATTTAGAGGATTATTAGTTTATCATGGACTAGGTACAGGTAAGACAGCTACATCTGTAATAACAGCTGAAGGACTGTCACCATTACCTATTAATACATTTTTACCTGCTTCATTAGAGGGTAATTATATTGCTGAAATAAAAAAGTTTGCTAGTGATACATTTAATATAGAATCTAATAATTGGGTTTTTTTTACATTAAATGAAATAGATAAAAATGATGTAATCAGAAAATATATGTATAAAGATATCGGTATGAAAAAAGAAGTTATTGATACTATATTTAGAAGATTAAATTTATCTTTAAAAAAACAAGGAGTAGATGTTCCTAAAAAAAAGAAATTAGGATTAGATGATTATCGTGATATGGGTGGTGTCAATGTTTCATTTACGATTAAAGGTGATAAATTTACTGGTGTCATAAAAGGTGTTCATGATGAAAAGAAAAAAGTTATTGTTTTAGTGGGTAATAAAGGATACAAAGTTCCTACATCAAAAATAGTAATATTAGATAAAGTATCTGATGACCCGCCTGATATGATAAAAAAAGGATTATTTATTAATTTAAATATTATCGGTGAAACAGATAAAACTATTTATACTATAGATGGTGAATTTAAAGTGAACAAATTATCAAAATTAAAATCATATGATGATATTCAAAAATTATCTGATATCCAGATGAAACAATTAAAAATCCAATTAGATTTTATGATAGAGAATAAATATAATTTTATTCATTATAACCCGTTTCCATCTATTACAAGAGATCAACTTTTAGAATTAAATATTGAGAAAGATCTTTATGATAATATATTAGATGAAGAAGCAGAGAAAGAAAATAAATCAATAGTCATAAAAAAGTTAATTGATGCTTATTCGAAAAATAAAACAGAATATATAGAATCACCATTTAAAAATGAAGTAATCATATTTGATGAAGTACATAATTTTATCAGTCAAATAAAGAATGATAAAGGACCTGCTAGATTATTTTATAATTGGATCATAAATAGCAAAGATGTAAAAATTGTATTTTTATCAGGAACACCAACAATTAATAAACCATCTGAAATTGCATATTTATTTAACATGCTTAAAGGATCTATTGATGTATATAATTTCACAATCAAAATGGATGGTGATATAGATGATATATCTAAAAGATTAAAAAATATATTTTATGAAAACTTTTCATCTATTGAGCAATTATATGTGACAAAATCAAAAGGTAAGATTATTATATCATTTATTAAAATAAGAAGTAATTTTTCTAATATCTTAAATGCTGATGGGAATGTTGAAACTATTAAATTTAATGATTACACTTTTGATGAATTTATTGATCAAATATATATTGGTTTAAATAAATTTTGTGATAAAAGTTTAATAACACCATCCGAAAAAGATTTTAAAAAAATATCTGAACGTGAAATGAATAATATATTAAAAGGGAAAACAGTCATATTTGATGAAGAAGTAGGTGTTCATTTTAATCGTAGACAAAAACTGTTCGAACTTTATGATACAGATAACTCTATGATAGATTTAACAAATAATGAAGTTTTTATGGAATACTTCTTTGATGAAGAAGGTAATATACCACCTAGAAAACAAGTTCTTCTTAGAAGAATGCTTATGGGTTTAACATCATATTATCCAATTGATAGATCATCAATAGCTTTTATGCCTGAAATAATTGAACCAGTCACAAAATATGATAGATATTCAGATTTTAATATTACTAAGAAAATTAATATTGTTCCATGTTTTATGTCATATGAACAATTTACTCGTTATGAATCAAAATATACCGAAGAACAAAAAGCAAATATTCAAAGATTCAGTCGTAAAAGTATGTATGATGATAGTTCATTTCATTATTTTACAGGGACACGTAAATCATGTAATATAGTTTATAATCAAGATAATAAAAAAGGCGTTGATTTAGTGAAACTATATGAAGGTATGAATGAAAAAGAAAACTTTGGTAAAAATCTAGTAAATTATTCACCCAAGATGATTAATATTTTACAAAATATGCAAAAATATATTAATAAATCTACTAATGATTCAACTGGTAAGATATTAGTTTACAGTGATTATAAAAGTGATGGTGGTACTGGTGCGTTCGAACAAGTATTGATAGCTAATGGATATGAAAAATATGATCATAACTCAAATCCAATCGATAAACTTGTTGAAACGGGTAATAAGAAATTAAGATATACATTTATTACTGGTGATACTAATAAAGAAATTAATAAAAATGCTTTTAATAAAGAACAAAATAAATTCGGTGAATATATCCAAGTTATGATGATTTCTAAATCAGGTGCTGAAGGTATTTCTTTAACATGTGTTCGTCAAGTTCATATAATAGAACCATTCTGGAATAATGTTAGAATTGATCAAGTATTTGGTCGTGCTATTCGTCGTAATTCACATATTCAGTTAGATGAAGATGATCGTAATGTTGAACAATATCTTTATTTATCGGCATTCCCTGATGGTAATAATATAAAAGATATATTTACTTTCACACAAAATTTAGGATGGAATATTACAAAAGATATTGACCCTACTATCGCTAATTTTGAAGAACATTTATTAGAAAATCATAAAGATGTTTATGCTATGATTCAAAAAGTACTTCATATAAAGAACATATCTAATAACACTACTTCTGATCAAATGATTTTTGAGATCATGGAACGTAAATATAATATCACCGAAAAACTTAATGATATTATAAAAGAATCTTCGGTAGATTGTCTTAAACATACAACAGATGATCCTATATTAAATAACAAATGTATACAATTCTCAAGTAAATTACAAAATGAACTGGCATATTTTCCGGGTATTGATTCAGATGAATTAAATAAAATAGATGCTATACAATTAAAATCAAAGAAATCATATTTTATTGAACCTGATACATTAGTTATTGGTGCTAAAAATAAATTATCTGAAAATATTTTTTCATATTATAAAATCGATAAAAAATATAAAGATGAAGATTTAAGATATATTCGTGAAAATGGTGTTATTCAGTGTGATTTCTTTTTAGATGATAATAAATTCTTTGTATATGAATCATCTAAATATCCATTAAATGATAAAATAACAAATAAATTTTCAGTTGTTCAGAGTATTTATCATGTAAATTCAGATGATACAATTTATACAACTTATATTGAAAATGATAAATATCCTGATTTAAAACATGTTAAGAAAGTAAAATATTTAATTGGTCATAAAATAAAATATAATATTAATGATAAATTATTCTTCATGCCTGAAAATATTCATGATTTAGATATATATAAATTATATGATTATAAATCATATTTAGATCAAAATTATTCTATTGATAATCTCCCATGTTTTGTCTTGTATAAGAATAAATTTTATCAATCTATTTAATAAACAACACATTTTGATTACTGACATTCATTAATTTCATTTCTATATCATCTACTACAGTCGCATTCATAATATAATTTGTTTTAAAAAATAATCTATTTTTTTTTTATTATATATATATATATATATAAATATGGTAAAAAAAAATAGTAATAGATATTATAGAAAGAATATACGGATTACTGGTGGAGATATGATAGTAGATAAAAAGGCAACAAAAAGAAGAAAAACAAAAAGAAGAAAAACAAAAAGAAGAAAAACAAAAAAACGAAAAACAAATCTAAAGAATTTAAAAAAATCTATTAGAAGAAAAAAAAATAATAGTTTAAAAGGGGGCACCTGGGAAGTCTGTAGAAAGAAGACCAGCGCCCGAACTTGTGACAGCAAAGGCTTTATTTGGAATGGGGAATGTAGATGGTGGGAATACGACCCAAACACTGATGGAGAAGCTTTTGGTCGCGAGGCGAATGATGGGATGTGTATAAATGACAAGCGAAGGAATGAATTAATAAAAGATTTTCTGCTAGGCGGTCATTCAAATATAGGTCTATTTAAAGCAATTGACAGGAAAATTGTACATCCAATAGTGGTCAAGGATGCTCTTGATGTTACCATCTATGCGCCATCGGACCGGCAATCTGGGAAGATAAGTGATAAAGTGGACATAGCATTTAAAGAATTGAAAAAAGGAATAATGTCGGCAGATTTATTTACGATGAATAATGTAAAAAAATTTTTTGAGAATATTAGACAATTTATTACTGATGAGCAGTTTAAGGAAGAAGTCGATACTTTATTGTTAAAATTCGATTCACCGGAATACGACATGGACGGAACTATTATATGGCGACAGAACAAAAAAAGCCATGAGCAAAATAGGCATCTTGAAGAGCAGAAGCAGAAACCAAATAGAAACACTTTAAAGATGCCCCAAAATTGGAATAGAGATCTTAATGAAGCTCAGAATCTTGATCATGCGAAGAGCAAGGAGCGGGTGCTGCGGCGTGCCCGGACAATGTGGGTAAGGGAGGAGCGGGAGCGGGAGGAGCGGGAGAAGCAGAAGCGGGAGGAGCGGGAGCGGGAGGAGCAGGAGCGGGAGAAGCAGGAGCGGGAGGAGCGGGAGGAGCGGGAGCGGGAGGAGCAGGAGCGGAAGAAGCATGAGCGGAAGGAGCGGAAGAATCAAATAGATATTCGTGAAGTTGTTGATTCCGAACGGGGACTATTAGGAATGGTAGGATCACATTTGGATCCCAAAGAACATTTTAGTCTAGGAGTAGCATTGGGTAAGAATTTCAAACTTTTTCGAGACGAGGCGGAGCAGAAGCAAAATGAGCGGGAGCGGGAGAAGAAAAAGCAAGAGCTACTAAAAAACCAAAAAATTTACGGCCAGGGGTGGGATGGTCCAGGCTCTTCGGCACCAGTCTTACAAAAAAAGCCCTATATCGAAGATCAAACTCCTTCATGGTGGAATGCTTGAGACCAAATATCAATCTATTTAATAAACAACACATTTTGATTACTGACATTCATTAATTTCATTTCTATATCATCTACTACAGTCGCATTCATAATATAATTTGTTTTAAAATGTAATCTATTTTTTTCTATCTTAATTACTTTCATAGGTTCTAATAATAAATATCTAAATTCTGTAATATTAGTTGATAAATTTAATACTTTAAAATAATCTTCTTTCATTATATCTTTAGAAGAATTTACATTTATGATTATTGTATCCTCAACAATTTCTAACTTCGTCACATTAATAATATCATAATTAGCATATTCTGTATTTGTAATATCAGTTATTTTGATTGTAATTAATTCTGATTCAGGTTTACTAAATCTATGTGCTTCAATCGGTTTATATACACCATATGTTCTATGATTATTATCTAATTCTTTTTCTAACTCTAAAGATATATCTAAATCTAATTCTTTTATCGATAAACATATTATTGAATGATCAAATATATAATTATCTTCTAATGGGATTATTAATTTATATATTTGACTATTATCACTAATATCTATATTATTATTATTAAGATTAAATACATAATTATATCTAGATGAACGAATATGTGATCTTTTATTTGATACAATTTTCTGAACTGGTTTAAATTCTTTTACAGATAATTGGTCAACATTATTTGCTTGGAAAGATACAGAATCTATTTTGATTTGTTGTTCTTGTAATCTTTGTTCTTGTAATCTTTGTTCTTGTAATCTTTGTCCTTGTTCTTGTGACCTTTGTTCTTGTTCTTGTAATCTTTGTTCTTGTAATCTTTGTTCTTGTAATCTTTGTTCTTGTAATCTTTGTTCTTGTAATCTTTGTTCTTGTAATCTTTGTTCTTGTTCTTGTTCTAATTTTTCTTTTTTAAGATCTGCTTCAGATTTCATATTTTTAAAAATATTATTCTGATTGTTTCGTTCTGCAAATAAACTATCATAATCTGTATTGATATCCGAATTAAAATCTTTTTCAAAATTATTACTTAATTTATCTCTGAATGATTTTACTGTTTCATTTATAACAATATTATTTATTTCTTCTAATGATCCAACATTATTTTCATTAAATATTTTATCCAAACCTTCATCATATATTTTTCTATATTCGTCATCTAATGAAATATTAATTTGATTATTACTAAATACATAATCTTTTATTAAATCATAAACATGATCTTTATTTAAATCAGAGAAAAAACTATCATACAATGACATATAATCTATTATGATAAAATAATTCTTATATAGATACGCATAAACATTTAATATATTTTTCTAATGTATATATAAATGAACAATAATAATATATGGGGACCACCAGCGTGGACATTTCTTCATACAGTAACTTATAATTATCCTGAGAATCCAACTGAGGATGATAAACGTAATTTTTATAATTTCTTTGATTCACTTAAACATGTTCTTCCTTGTGAAAAATGTAAAGGACATTATATACAAAATATTCAAAAATATGATTTAAAAAAAAGTTTAGGATCTCGTGAAGATTTAGTCAAATGGTTAATTGATTTACATAATGATATTAACAAAGATAATGGTAAAAAGGTATGGTCATATTCAGATGTTTTTAATAAATATCAAGATATGTACAAATCTGATAGTTTAATAAATAAAGTAATAATATTTGTGATAATTTGTATCGTTTTAATATTAATTTTTTTTCTTTTTAATATATATGATGGTAAAAAAGTTAATCGTAAGCAAAGTTTTTTCTGATGTCGAAATGAAAGGAATGGAAGGAACTTGGATTGATGAATCACATATTAAACATCCAGTTGTAAATGAGAGCACTGATGTATATTATATTGATGATAATGGTGATGAAAAATTACTCCTTAAATTCAGAAAAGGAGTAATTACTGATAATGAATTACGTATTGGATGGCATTCATACAAAGATCTTGCTAAACCTGCACGTGGTCGTGGAGCATCAGCAGGACCTATAGATTTTGATGGACAATACTGGTCAAAACGTATCCCTATTAATTCACAAAAATGGATGACAAATTATCTTAAACCGATAGGTGTTGAAATGAAAAATGAATATGATCCTATGAGTTTAGAAGATTTAATAGGTGAAGCTATAAAATACGAACTTAAAGAAGATAAATATAAAGAAGTATCTAAAGAAGATTTAATCATAAATATAATAAAGAAAAGAGGTGGTGTATCATCTATGAAAGTAAATAATCAAGTAGCATCTATGCCTATGGGATTCTTTGATGCTGATAATAAAATGAATAAATTACCATGTCGTCTTACACATTTTACCCGGGTTAATTTTGAAAAATATGAACGTGGGTTTCCTTTCTTACAAAAGATTGATAAATTATATAGAGAACTTACACCTGAGGCATATCAACGACAACTCGACAGAGCAAATAAAAAACCTCTTTTAAAGATACCAGATACAGCATTTTCTACAGTCACAATAAATCGTAATTTTAGAACAGCGTTACATAGAGATGCTGGTGATTTTAGAGACGGTTTTGGAAATCTTACAGTTATTGAGCGAGGAAAATATCAAGGAGGATACACAGTATTTCCACAGTTCGGTGTTGGTATAAATCTGCGTAATAATGATTTTGTTGCTATGGATGTTCATCAGTGGCATGCTAATACACCGATGTATGAAACAGAAGAAGATAAAGAATATAATAAATCAATCCCAAAAGTTTTTAATGATAATCCTGATATTGGTACAGCGGGATTATATGAACTATATACAAGAATATCATTTGTATGTTATCTTAGAGAAAAATTAGTAGACTGTCCGGATAATATTGATCCACGATTCTTAACTAAATCAGGACATGGTAAAATTAAAGATGAATAAATATATATTATAATTATAATGTCTAAACATAAAGTAAACAAAAAAAGTGATATAAAAAAACCTGTAAATATACAAGTAGGTCCTCCTATATTAGATAGTAGATGTAGAAATGCCACAAGTTTATTATCATTTTATTTAACAGAATTAAATGGTATTAATGTTATTATAAAATCAATCATATTAGGAGTTTTTTTTAAAATATATATGAATAACAAATTAAACAATAAATTTATATTAGTATTATTAGTTATATTAACATTACATTTAATTTTACATATATGTATAATTATAATTAGTTTACCGCAAATATGTGATAGTAGTAATTTTGATTGGAAATATGCCGGGAAATTCGACAGTCCTATGTTTATATTTTGTCACAAAAAATATGAACTATATTATTCAAATTATTTCTGGATACTTGATTCAGTATTACCTAATATTTTTTTATTGATTATATCATATTATATATTACAAAAAGGATATAAATTTAATTAACTTTCTTACCATTAACATAATTATTTACTTTATTGCGTGTTGACGGAGTTTCTTTACAATCATAAAGACATCCTACTCCCATTTTATCTAATATCATTAGTAATACAAATATAGATATAATAATTGCAACTAAATATCCTCCATATTTTAACAATTTATTCATTTATATTATATATAATATATTAATTATATGAAAAATTTTTATAATATTATATGGTTATGGTTGTCTTCATTTGGAATAATGTTTGCAATATTATCATTCCTAACTGAGATACATATATTTAAAAATATACCAACTTATAAAAAAGGTTTAACTGCTATAATAACTGCAACTATTTTATTTTTTATTTCTTTTAAATTAATGTAAATTTATAGATTATTTAAAGATTTATAAATATAATACAGATATAATGGAAAAGTTATCTGTAATTACTCTTTTCAGTGATTATACAAAATTTAGTAAATTATTGATTCATAATTTCAATAATATACAATATCCCAAAGAATTGATTGAATGGATTATAGTGGATGATTCTAAAGATTATAATGGAGATTTATTTCCATTGGAAGATAATATTATATATATTCATTTTAAACCTGATGAGATAAAAAAACATTTAGAAGATTGTTTTAAAAAGTTTGATGTATCTAAGAATGAAAAAACATTTGAGAATGAACGTAAAGAAGCAGAATATAATTATCATATTAATATTATGCGTTTACCAAGTGGATTTAAACGAGATTATGCTGTAGGTATATCATCAAATCCATATATACTTCATTTAAATTATGATTGTATTTATCTCCAAAATGATATTAAAAAGAAAATTAATATTTTAAAAAAACAAAGAATAGATTGTCTTTATTCGAATTATTTAATCACATATAATGTTAAGAATCGTAGATTTGGTAAATTAGAAGAATATAAATCAGAAGCATGTTTATTTCATACTAGAGATTTTTGGAATACTAAAGGATTTAAATGGGATAACATGTATAATGAAGGTGATGATTTTTATCACGGGCATGGTGTAGCAAGACTTCATTATAAAGAAAGTATAGTAATGTTAATAACAAATCATAATTTTAACACATATAATGTTGATTGTAATTCTACTACACATTCAAATTATAAACATTTAGAGATGCCTGATATAGTTCATAATATTAATAATAAAAGATATGCACTTCAAGTTGAAATGAATGATTTATTTTATAAACAAAATCTTAATATAGTTTGTGTAAATTGTGATTCAGTTATTGATAATAAATTAATACATCATAATATTAATCATATAGAATGTAATCGTAATACAACAAATGAGAAAAAATTAATAAATGATATATCTAAATTTGGTAAAATTGATATGATAATTTTTAATACAATTAAAACATTTAAAAATATTATTGATCATTTTGAACCAAAATATGTTTCATTAATTAATAAAAAAAATGAATATATAGATGGTTATGATTTTTATAGTAATATTTATATAAAATTAGAAAAAAAAGATAATTAACGAAAAATTATTTTCTAATGTATAATATAAAATGCCTTCTAAATCACTCGAATTAACTAATAAACTTTTTGCTGAAAGAGCTTTCCAAATTGCTTTAGTTGGTGCTATACTATTTTTAGTTGTAGCTCATCCAATTCTTTTTAACCTAGTCGATCGCGTATTTGGATTAGTTGGTATCCGTCTTGGTGATACTTTACTTGTTGTTGTACATTCACTTGTATTCGCTGTTGCTCTATATTATTCTGTAGTAGTAATTCTTAAATTAGAAAATTAAAGTATTTAAAAAATATATTATTAATATAATATAGTAATGAGTACAATCGCTTTACAAAATATTTTTCTATTACAATCATTAAATGAGAAAGATACATTTTCATTTAATGATCATAAATTAACTATTAATACTGATAATAATAATCATTTAGAATTAGAATATGGATTATATTTTACATTTCATGAAATATTCACTTTAATTAATAAAACAACATTAAATAGAAATACTATTGTTACAAATATTAATAATTCTATTGATAATTTATATGATAATGAATATTTCTTAAATTTAGAAAAAGAAAATAACTCATTTAAAGATGTAATGAGAGATATTTGTTTAAAGACAGACATGATTACAGAGAAATATTTAAATAAATCATCCTGTAGAATTATTTCAGATGATTTATTTAATCATATTTTAATGAATATTAATTCACTAATTTATTATAAACATAGTAATACAATTATTTATGATAGTGAATCAGATTCTTCAGAAGAAGAAGAAGATGGATTTGTTACAGAAGATAATAGTTCATCTAAAGATAAATAGATTTAATATGGTATATATCTAAAATCAGAATAAGGATATAATTCAGTTATATATTTTTTATTATTTACAGTTATTTCTTCACCTGATTGAATTTCAGAACATCCACGTTCATCTAAACAATTATTTGTTCTCATTATAGGTAATTTTACTTGAATATGATCATTTAAAACAGTATAATAATTCCACATGTTTGATCCACGATAAATTCTTCTACCGTATAATGGTTTTACATCATTCGATTCAGATATATTTTTTAATAAACCTATATTTTGATAAGCATTTGGTTCACCACGAGTACGAATATTTATAGGTAATCCTCCACCCATTGTATAATTTCTTTCAGGTCCTCTTTTATATTGTGGTGGTGAATCTAATTCTACTGGTCTATCAACAATTACTAATCTATCTTCTTTTTCTACTTTAACAGGTTTTGTTGATATGGTTGGACAATTACAATCTTCTTTTTTAATTAATTCTTCTTTTCCATAATATATAGATAATTTATCTATTATTAAATAACCAGTTAATGCTAAAACGATACATCCTAAATAAAATAATTCTTTACTAAAACACATCTTTTTTGATTTCATATATATATATATTATAATTAGATTAAAAATCTATGTTATTATATATAAATGAATAAAGAACATATGATTTTTTGTGTGTTTGCTTTTATATTAGGTATTCTCGTTTCTGATATGTATCAGAATATGTGTGGATGTAATAGTATAGTTGAAGGACAGACAACTCCTTCACCTTCTACAGATACACCATCTCCAAATTCACTATCTACAGATATCGTACTACCGGTACTTGATATGTCTGGTTCACCATCGCCTCCCGCCAGCACCCGTCCACCGCCAAATCAATATCCTTTAACATGTAGTGGTGGTATAATCACATTAGATTTGGATAATCCGATTACTAATTAACATTGCAGCGACAATCATTAATTTGATTATTATAATCACAATAACAATTAATATTATACGGAGAAATAGAATCTGGTTGAAGTTGTAGGTTAGGTGACTCGGTTAGAACTGTCGTAGGTGTTGGCGATGATAAAGATGATGATGGTGGATTAGATGATGGTGCTGAATTAGATGATGAATTCTGTGGTGATGATGTTGATGATGATGATGATGATGGATTAGATGATGATGATGATGTCGGTGACGGTTGAGTGCCAGGAGTACTTCTATGTTGCCTTCTCCATCGTCTTGTCTGTGTATTACTTTTTTTATTATTGGATTTATTTATATTTTTTTTACTTAGATCTCCTTTCTTTCTGATTGATGGTAATTTATTTAATGGAGAAGGACTATTTTTATTTTTGTTATTATTTTGTGTATCGGCAGAATTATCATTCATATTTGTAAACATTTCATACAATAAAAAAAATATAACTACACATATCAATACAATTAATATATTATCTGTATCAGAATCATTCATATATTATTATATATATATAAATTAAATTGATAATATATAAAAAGATATTAGTTATAATTATAAAATGAAACTGAATTTAATATATTGTCGTAATATTCAGAATTATATTGGATTTAATAATGATCTTATTTATAATATTCCAGAAGATATGAAATATTTTAAACATATTACAACACAAGAATATATTAAAAATCATAAAAATATTGTAATTATGGGATATAATACATGGAATTCTATACCAGATAAATTTAAACCATTGGATAATCGTATTAATATAGTAATTACTAAAAACCATTTTAATGAATTTGAAAAATTTACAGATAATTTAATAGTGTTTAAATCATTTAATGAGTGTTATAAATTTATAGAGTCTGAATGTGATAATAATCGTTTATTAGGTGAAAAATTTATCATAGGTGGTGCTCAACTATATAATCATGTATTTTCTGAATATAATTCTGTAGTAGATAAAATATATGAAACATTTATTAATCATTCAGTAAATTCACCACAATTACATTATACTAATGTAGATTCATGTAATTTTTCTGAAATAGATTTTAATATTCAAACATACAAATCATTTAAATTAATTAATAAAAAATATTGTGATGATCACGAAATCCGATTTATGAATAATGATATAAAACATGGTGTAGAATATAATCTTTATCAAAATGAAAAAAATGTTAATGGTGATGAAAAACAGTATCTTGATCTAATGAAAGATATTCTTTATAAAAATAATATTAAAGATTCACGTAATTCTAAAGTGATATCACAATTTGGTGAAAAGATGATTTTTGACCTTCGTGAAGGATTTCCTCTTCTAACTACAAAACGAATGCCTTTTAAAACAATTCTTAGAGAATTATTATGGTTTATTCGTGGTTCAACATCAAATAAAGAATTAAATGAAAAAAATGTTCATATTTGGGATGGCAATTCTACACCTGAATTTATGAAATCACGTGGACTGAATTATGAAGAAGGCGAATTAGGACCTGTATATGGTTTCCAATGGCGTAGATTTGGGGCACAGTATAATGATAAAAATAAAGAATATCTTAAAGAAGAAGGTGTTGATCAACTCCAAAATGTGATTAATCTAATTAAAAATGATCCTACAAGTCGTCGGATAATATTATCAGCATGGAATCCAGTCGATTTAGAAATGATGGCATTACCACCTTGTCATGTCATGATACAATTCTCCGTAGACAAAGAATTTTTAGACGCACAAATGTATCAAAGATCAGGTGATATGTTTCTTGGTGTACCATTTAATATTGCTAGTTATTCTATCCTAATACATATTATAGGATCTATTACTGGATATACACCTAGATATTTTCATCATATATTAGGTGATGCTCATGTATATATAAATCATATTGATGCGATTGCCGAACAAATACACAGAATTCCATTTGATTTTCCTAAATTAATCATAAAAAATAAAATAGATAGTATTGACAATATTGATGAAGACAACTTTATTATAGAAAATTACAATCACTATCCTACAATTAAAGCAGATATGATTGCTTAGATTTATAATTTAGCTCTATATACCTTAGTAATAATATCTTTTTTTTCAGGTAGTGCGTTAATATTTCTCTGATTCATGTATCCGATTGTTCTCGGGAGATGTGGTTTATTGATATAATAATATGTAGGGACCCATTTTCCTGTTTCCGTGCACCACTGTTTGATCATGTAATAGTTGTTCATATTGACTGTTTTATTTTAATAAATATTTTATCTCAAATTTATTTATTCAAACATCCCTTGTTAACGACCCATTCACATCCTGATTGATCATTACATTTAGGATCCTTATTCTTTTTATATTTATTACATTTTATTACAGTTTTTGTTTTTTTTACAGTTTTCGTTTTTAATTTTTCTTTAGATAATTTAGTAGGTAATTTGGAATTATATAAATCAGTATCTAATTGTTTTGATACATCTGTCATATTTTTAACAGGTTTTTGTGGAATTATAATACATTGATTATATTTATCACATCCAGTATCCAATTTAAATTGATCTTTATTTATCATAGAAACTTCTATATCATAAACCCGCATTTTAATACCATTAATCATCTGATGACTTTCTTTTGTTATTTTAAATTTAACATCACGAGGTAATAATATTTCCGATTCATGTTTATATTGTGTGGTATTTATCATATTAATATACGGTAATCCTGCTTGTAATCTTATTTTAAATAAACAACAATCTGGTCCAGAAAAACTATCTGCTATATTTATACTACTACTAATTGATTGAAAATTTTTTACAACAAATTCACTATTTACACCATTTTGACCTTCATACGTTCTATCCATTCCTCTCCAGTAAACATTTTTTGTCATAGCATTGCTTACACGCGGAGCATATTTCATAAAACATTTATCTATATTTGTGATATGTTCTTTAACATTTTTAATAGATAATTCTAAATTTTCTTTTTCTAAACTACTATAATATTTCATATATTTTAGAGCATCTTGATTAAATAAAGTTAATAATTTTTTATCTTTGTATTTAATCTTTAATTCCATATATTCTTCTACAAATTTTCTCATTTTTTCTTCAGTTTCAAATATTTTTTCATCTATATATCTTGGATAATAACCTTTGTAAGTCGGTGATTTAAAATATGAATCACCTAATCTTAGATAATTATTTATCGGTGAATCCCAACGATATGAATAATCATATAATGCATCTGCTATTACCTGATCGAAATAAACTTCCTCTTTATATTCTATATTTTTTTTATATTCTTTTGTATATACTTCAATTCTTATAGGTTTTCCTAATTGGTCGTCATCAACTCCTTCTGGAAAAATCACACCACCGTGTTTTTCTTTTGTAATATTATCCGTCACAACAAATTTTTGATTTGGAGGCGGATGTGTATTTGGATAATTTACTATAATACTTTTAGGTTTTATAAATATATTATCATGAGTAGTTGTATCAGGTTTTAAACCTATCTGTGATAATTCTAATAATTGTTCATTTATAAATTCACTATCAATAAATTTACTTTCTAATTTTTTCAATGTAAATGTTCTTGATTTTTTTAACGCATGTATAAAATGTGTATTATCTATCATGTAATATTTATCCAAATAAAAGCCTATATTCCTATAATATACAGTTGATTTATATGTATCTTTAACCATTAATGCTCCATTTTTAACAATACATGCTTTATATATATCTTTCATATTTGGATTTAAAAAATAACTTTTATTTAATAATAATATTCTTTCTGAATTTTTTACTGAATCATCTAAATATATTACAATATTATCTTTATCTTCTTTCAACCATTCAGATACTTTTATTTTATCTAATCCTATCGGATCAAATCCTCTTTCCATTATATAATATATTATAAAAAAAATATATTACTTAGAATTCTAATACTAATCTATTGTAGAAGTATCTACAGGATAACATTCTTCAGTAGTATTAATATTTGTAGGATATTCATCGCCGAATTTTTGCTTATGATAAATCTCATGTTCATCTAGAAAACGTATGATATCTGATTTTTTAGACAAATTACTTGTTATACCTCGTGACTCAAGATATGATGTACCAAGATAACCATGTAACCAAGATAGATATTCATGTTTAGTAAATCCCTGAAATCTGTCTTTAGGAATCCTACGATATACCCTATATTCTCCCCAACGATACCATTCTCCCCAATAATGATGTTCTTCCATCTGTTTTACGATAAATTCTGTTCTTTCTTCATATTTTTCGGGTAATGTTTCTTCTTTTTTAAACATATCCATGAATTCTTCATATTTAGTATACGGTAGATGATTCTGTAGAAGAAGCAGTTGTTCTCTTGATAGGCATTCCATTATTGAAAGTATTTTAGAATTCCTTTATCTTTTATCTCAAATTTATCAAGTGCGTCATTTGCTAATTGATCTGCTACAGCATTTCCTAATGAATGTTCATCATTTAAATTAGTATGTGCTTTAATATAATGTAAATGAGGTTTCATATCTAAACAAAGTTTATATGTGTCATCAATCAAATCAACATTTTGTTTTTGTTGTTTATCTTTATCAGTCCATTTAGGAAACCATTTTTCAATTACATTTATAGAATATTTAGAATCAGTATATAAATGAATAGGTAAATTTAAATCGTGTTCTTTGATTTTTCTTAATGATTCATTTATTGCTGTTAATTCCGCGATATTATTAGTATGTTTAGGTACTTTTAATACACGACTAATACTATCTATTCTACACAAATTATGATTAGAAAAGTAAATACCTATTGATGATAATGCGTTTGTTTTCCCATTATTACGACATGCTCCATCAGTATAAACAATAAATTTATCATAATTAATTGTAGTCATATTTAACTTAATTATATTTTTTTTAAGATTATTTTTCAACATTTATAATAAAAAAATTGTATTTATATCAAATTTTATCAGAATTTATTCCATCTAAAAAAGTATCTATATTATCATCGGTATTAACCGATTCTGTTTTACTATCTGATTCTGGATCAATATTTAATACTATATCAGTTATAGGTTTTTTTTCTTCGATAATAGGTTTTTTCTCTTCAGATATATCTTTATTATTTGTTACTTTAGAGATATCTTTAATTGGTTCAGTATCTCTTACAGGTACTGATGGTGTTTTTCTATCTGGTCGTTCAACGTAATTCTTTACATCAAGTTTTTTCCATGATTTTGCTGTTTTTAAATTATCTTTTTTCTTTAATAATTTATCACTAACATCTTCTAATATATGTGATAATTTTTCTTCTTCTGATGGTTTGTATATTTTACATTTTTTAATCCCATTACATATTTCAGGTCTAATTACATCATTATCTTTAAATTGGTAATCAAATTGTTTGATTATTTTTTCATCTACAGAAGGTGATTGTTCTATTAATCTGTCAAATTCAGCACGACATATTTTTAAAAAATCACCAGCAGGTTTTCTACGTTTTTCATCGAGTGCTAATTCAACACATATATTTCGTGAAAATTTGGACCAAGCAACACCTGATGACCTGTGACCTTCCATTAATTCAGCATATCTTAAAAAATTTTGTAGAGTAGAAAGAATACCAGCAAAAATATTAACACCACCAACTATCCCCATCGCCATTTTCTTTTGTGCTTCAGGAACAAATGAATCCATAGCAAAATTCGCAGTTCCTGTTAAAGTTGATAGAATAATAACCGGTATAGTGAAAGAATAATTACGACATCTATATTGTTTCTCTGATTTAGTATGTAACCAACGATAACATGCTGCTTTTTCAGCCCATTCTGCTAATAAACCTTCTTGTTCAGGTGTCCATCTTGCTGCTTCTTTTTTTTTATTTTCTTCTTCTAGATTTTTTTTAGAATTTATTGTAGTATTCATATATATTAATTATTTTAAAAATTTTGATGAAATTAATAAAAATAACAAAACAAGTACCCATCCAATATTTAATAATTGTTTTTTATTAATCTTATTAGATTCTTCCTTTATAATAGTACATTCAGGTGTTAAAGAACTATTTTTTTTATTCATACTAGAATATAATGGCCCTAACTTCATACATTCCGCACACTTACAGATATAAGAATTCATTATATTATCTATATTATTTAATTAATTCCAATTATCTAATGGTTGTTCTAAATCAGGTTGTAATCTATAATCGGATAATATTTCTTCATTTTTTTTTATATTTCTTAATGATTTTAAATATCTTGAATCATTAATAATAATATTTATAACATTAGGATTATTTGAATGATTATGATATTTACCTAGTTCTGTAAATATGTATTTTTTATTTAATACAATTATATCATGAACTTTTCCTATTATTTTATTTTTAGGAATATCATTTTTTGCATATACACCATATCCAGCTCCTTTTATATTGCTTTTTGATATATAATATGATTTAATTATATCAGTTGTATCAAGATATATAAAAAATAAGATAATAATAAAATATAATATTAATAAAAAATTATATACTAACATATATTTATTATATTATATCATATAAATTAAATCACCATTTCATATGATTAAAATAGAAATATTCATATTTTCGGAAATCAAAGTTAATCAGTTGTTTATGATTATATTCACGATCAAATCCACTCGATCCACCATCTCTTCTAAAGAACAATAAATGATTATACAAATTACAAGACAACATTTCAATATGACCCATACCTAGATATCTGTAACCAATATCAAATACTGTTTCATGACCTTCGTCACATAGATTTTCATATCTTTTCATCGCTTCATCTAATGACATAATAGTCCATTGACTAATATAAACTTCTTTTTTAGGATTACCTACAAATTCGTAAAATGTTTTAAAATTACGATTCAATCCCCTAGGAAGTTCAGGTATAGTGTTATGACCAATTTTAAAATCTTCAGAATGTTCTTGCATGAAGAAAGGTTGGTCACTAGAATTATAATCATCTTTAGACAGTTTTGCATTTTTAAGAATATCGTGAACTTTGCGAATTTGTTCTGTTTTTTGACTGATATGTTTTGCCATATCAAATTTATGTGTTTTAAAATTATGATTAAACAATCTCAAATTTAAATAATATTCCATAATATATATGAGGAATTACGTCCTTAGAAAAAAAAGAGGAAAATCTAATATTTTTTTTGATAAAAGAGGAAAACAATTAACAGACAAAAAGTACATAGAAGAATGTGTATCTGGTGTTTATATCCCACCTGCTTATGACAATGTTAAAATAAATCTTAATAAGAAAGCAAAGGTTTTAGCTATTGGATATGATGATAAAGACAGACCACAATACGTTTATAATAAAAAATTCACTGAAAAAATGAAAAAGAAAAAATTTTATGATCTTTATTTATTTGGTATTCAATATGATAAAATTGTTAGAGATATAAATAAAAATATTAAATTATCACAAGATAATAAATTAAAACATGTTTGTATGATATTAAAATTGATTATGGATTGTGATTTTAGAGTGGGTAATGATGAATATATGAAACAAAATAATTCATATGGTGTTAGTACATTAAAAAATAAACATGTGTTAATAAAAGGTGATAGTGTTACAATAGATTTTATAGGAAAGAAAAGTGTTCGAAATGTTTGTCGTGTTAAAGATAGGACAATAAAAAATCATTTAAAAAAAAGAAAGAAAACTATGAAAAATAATGCCAGAATATTTACAGTTGATGGTATAAGTATTCAATCAGGTGATGTAAATAGATATATAAAACAATTTGGTGATTTCTCAAGTAAAGATTTCAGAACATGGTCAGCAAATATTAAATTAATACGTTATTTAATAGGTTCTGATAAATCTACAGTCGATAAAGATATAAAAGATTGTGTAGAAAAAGTTGCTGAAAAATTACATCATACACCAGAAGTATGTAAAAAAAATTATATATTTACTGAACTGATTGAATTTTATAAAAGAGATAAAAATAAATTCACAAGATATTTTAAATCAAATATACATAAAAGATTTACTGAATTTTTAAAGAATAATTATTGAACAGGAAAATGTTTTTTGTCTTTGACCTTACCATTTTTCATTTGTCCTACTACATCCCCAACATCACCATCATCTAATAAAGCATAAATTTTTGAATTAGGATTATCCTTTTCTACAGCATATTTTACCTTTTTAATTGTTTTAGAAACATATTCAGGAATATCTTTATCTGAATCATTATCAGATGATTCATCATCCTCTTTTTGTTCATCATTGACTTCTTTTTCATCATCAACTTCTTTTTCATCATCAACTTCTTTTTCATCTCTTTTTTCATCATCTTCATTAATTTGTGAATCATCAACTAATTCACAAGATACTTGATTAGATTCTTCTTCATTGATTAAATCTAGTTTAGACTTTACTTGGTCTAATTCTTTTTTTAAAGTATCGATTACTTTATTAAGATTACTGATTTCTTTATCTTTGGCTTTCAACATGCCAAATTTATTTTCTTCTTCTTTAACAGATGTTAATTCATCAATAGTTTTTTGCATATTAGACATTTCTGTATCTTTTAGAGAAATTTCGTTGATAAGTTTCTTATTCATTTGGTTTAGAGTTTCATTTTTATTATTTAGTTCATCAATAACGCCATTATCAACAGAGTCTAAATTAGTAATAACTAACATTAATTCATTGACTGCTGATAGAGCACAATTTTTCTTTTCATAAAGTGAATCCATTTTTATATAATATAGAATTAATTTTAAATATAAATCAAATTTTTTATTATAATAATATATAGTATGAGTAAAAAAAGATCATATAAAAAGCGTAAGAAAAATAAAAAAACAGTTTTAAAAAAACACTCTGTTTTTAAACAAAAACATTGTTCATTAAAAAATAGTCATAAAAGTGATACTTGTTTAGATGATAGATTATTAATAAAAATAGGAAATATTCTTAATCAATATGAAAAATCTAATATAATAATAGAAAATTCACGTAAAAGATTACATAAACAAATATCTGATAAACTGTCAGAAATGTCACAATGTAATTCTGAAAAATGTTGGTTAACAATTCAAGAAATTATTAGTCATTTATCACCTGAAGAATTAAAATTGTTTAAAGATAGTTTTAAACCTAAAAAACCATCGGAATGGGATAAAGATCCTAATACTTGGTTAACAACATCACAATTAAAACTAATTTTAGAGCAATTAGAACAGAAATATTCTAATTTTAAAGAATATGGAGCATTACCAATGGATTTTGAGAAAAGACATCAATCAGGATGTATTTCTGGTGATTTATGTAATATAGATTTACAACAACATTTTAGAGATCAAAAACACAATATTGGTGTTATATTTAATTTAGATGATCATGATGAACCTGGATCACATTGGACTGCGATGTATGTTGAACTATTACCACGTTGTAGAGAAAAACCTTCCGCATATTATTTTGATTCAGTAGGATCAAAACCACCAAAAGAAATCAAAGCATTGGTTGACAAATTACAAGATCAACATCTATCCATTAAAGGGACACAATTAGATTTTCTGTATAATGATATACAACATCAAAAAGGCAATACAGAATGTGGAATATATGCATTACATTTCTTAGAAACTATGTTAAAAGGTATGGACTTTGAAAAATATATAAAAAATAAAAATAGTGACAAATATATGGAAAATTTCAGAAATTATTATTTTATTGATGAATAATTATTGATGAATAATTATTGATGAATAATTATTGATGAATAATTATATTTGTTAGTATATATGTTTGATTTATACGGTATTTATGATACATCTGAAATAATGGTAATAGTTTTAATTATAATTATTATAATATTAATAATCGTAATAGTTATATTATATTTTTCTCCAATCAAAAAAGAAATAGTTAAAGTAGAAAAAGAAATCGAAAAAGATATAAAAGGTGTTATTGATAAAAATATTACAAAAAAAGAGGTAAATCAACAAAATTTAAAATATTCACCTTCTGAATTTGCGACTCTTTTAAAATATAATCCTATCTTACCATATAGTGCATTTACAATGGATATAATAAATAATTCTTATTTGGATTTTAATGAACAATCAAATTATGATGATAGATATTATTCATTATCTAATTATGATAACATATATAATTCTTATAATAATAATAATAATGATCAATCTAATAATGATAATGATAATGATAATGATAATGATAATAATAATGAAAATACAATGGATAAAATAAATAAATTATCAAAGAAAGTTGATAAATATAAAGATAAAGTTAAGAGTATGAATAATAATAATAATAATAATAATAATAATAATAATAATAATAATAATTATAAAGAAAATAATGATAAATATGATTAAATTTGAGATTATTTAAAAATATTATTAAAATGTATATTCATAATTTGTTATTGAAAAACTATATCATATACAAAAATTATGATAAAATTTATAAAGAAAAAATAAAATGTGAAAAAAATTATAATATATTTATAAACTATCTAACCTTAAAAGGATATTATCTAAAATAAGTATCAATATCGTCATCTAATATTTTCTTTTTTTCTTTATCTGAAAGAGATAACCAAATTAGAGATTCAATCATATGTTGATTACTAAATGATGGTGAATCGATATAAAAGTCACGAATATCTTCTTCTGAACTATCAATGATATTATGCATACGATTATCATATTTTTCAGTATTATTATTGTGAATTTTAACAATATTATCACATTGTTTAATAGCATCTTCCATTTTGTCTAATCTTCGTTTTAATTTACCTTCTTCTGGTAATGATTCATATGATGGAGTTTTTTTAATAGATGTTGCTAATTTAAGTGGATCCCAATATTGATTTGTATTCATATTTATATTATAATATCCTTTTATTTTTAAATCAAATTTATTTATTATATAATATATATGATATATAATTTAAAACCTGATCAATTACAATTAACATGTATTAATCTAACAGAAGAGATAAAACGTAATGAAATATTGTTAAATTATCCTGAAATAACTGTATTTAATAGCAGTATATTACCTATTAAAGGAACAAGTAATTTTTTAGTGGCGAGTAGAGGATGGTATGGTAATGTACGTTCTTGGGATGGGATAAATTTTGTAATATTATCAATATTTAATAAACATATGAAAAAAATAAAACAAAATATACTAGATGTTGATAAAAATATATTAAATGAAAATATAGTTAGAAGAAAAGTTTTAAAATTTAAAGAATTTAAAAATGATAAATTTGTTATTCATGAAGATAGAGCGGGTCGTTTAGGTGGTCCAGAGGATCCGCGTTTATTTTATCATGATAAAGATATTTATATATTAGTAAATCAATTAAATCGTAGTAGTAATTATCCTTCACCACCAAGACATATGTTTGTATCTAAAATAGATATAGATACACTTGAATATAGAAACAGGTGGCAAAAATCTGAAGGAATACAAGAACATCAAAAAACATCCATATGTGAGAAAATATCTACTAGTTTTGAGAAAAATTGGGGATCATTTAATTACAAAAACAAACTGTATATGTTATATGATGTAAATCCATTAAAAATTATGGAGGTCGATAAAGATTTTAAATGTAAATTAGTATGTAATATCGAAGATAAGATTTTAAAAAAAATAGATCAGAGTTATCCTGATTTAGGTTTTCATTTACGAAATTCTACAAATCTTGTTAAATTAAGTGGAAGTAAATATCTTGGATTAGGTCACGCTGTTTTAGATTATAAAGGTCATACTGATATAAATAAATTACTTATTCCATCTTTAAAAAAATCATCATATTCTAAAGTTGATAAAGAATATTTTAAACATTTCTTTAAATTATATACAGGATTCTTCTATGTATTAGATATGAATAAAAAAGATATAGTAAGTTTATCACCATTCTTTCAGTTACCTAATTTCGAATCAAAACAAGAATTAATATTCTTTCCTTGTAGTATATTTATTGATAAAAAAGATTTTGTAAATATTTCATATAGTGTTGGTGATAATAGATCATATTTCGTTAAATTACATTTGAATATTGTTAAGATATCACTTTATGATAAAAAAAATATTGATTTCCAAGTTAATCATAATATTAATCCTAATTATTATTTAGAATTAATAAGAAGTATACGTAAATTATTAGGATATTCTATATCTAAAAGAGAATATTATAAATTTAAAGATGTAGATAAATCTTTAAGATCTGGGAAAAAAACTTTAAAGAAGAAATCTAAGAAAACTAAAAAATCAAGATAATTCTCTTGCTGATGGATCTACTTCATCTGTCCAATTAGGTAACCAAAAATATGGTATAACATTTGCTTTACCTGGATAATAACCATCAAATATTTTTCGGTAAAAATAACTTTCTTTTAGTACAGGTGGATTAATTTTATAAGTATTTTTATATCTATCGAATTCTTCATCAGTAATTATGTTATCAACATATTCTTGGATCACTTTGTGCCAAGATCTATCCTCAGAAGAACATCCATCTGAAAATGCTTCTTTAGGTCTCCATAATACTGTATTTGGAATAATATTTTCTTTTTCGAAAGCACTTCTTAATAAATATTTTTCAGGTAATCTATTATCTGAATTATACATTTTTAAACTTGGATCAATACTCATATAATATTCTACAAATGCTTTATCCAAGAAAGGTGTTCTTGCCTCGAGACTCCATTTTGATGATACTGATCTATCTGATCTAAGGACATCAAAATACTGAATATTAGTTAATAGTTTTTTACATTCATTATTAAATGATTTAGAGTCTGGGGCTTTACCAAGATATCTATATCCGCTTTGTTCATCGCTTCCATCACCATTAAAAAGAACAACAATATCAGTATGTTCTTTAATATATTTTGCTACTAAATAATTGCCAACACTAGCACGAACAGTTGTTGTATCATATGATTCGATATTATAAATAACATCTGGGATAGCTTTAAGAAAATCTTCTTCTGTACATTCTATTGTATAATGCTCTGATCCTATATAATTAGCAACTGTTTGTGCATGACACAAATCTGTTGATCCTTTAATACCGATTGAAAATGTTTTTAATGGAATTTTTATACCTTTTTCTCTATATAATTTACAGATAATACCACATACTAAACTACTATCTAATCCTCCACTTAATAAAGCACCTATAGGTCTATCAGATAATAATCTTTTTTTTACTGCATTAGTTAATTTATTACGAATACAAGTTAAAATAAAATCTTCAGGTTGAAATTTATTTATTTTAAAATCAGTATCATGATATTTTTTTATCATAAAACATTTTTCATTATATTCTAAATATGATCCCACATCAAATTGTTTCACATGAAAACATTTATCATGAATTGCTTTAATTTCTGATGAAAAGAAATAGTCTCCTTCTAGTGTTTGTCCTATAAATAATGGACGAACACCATATGGATCTCTAGCAACATAGACGGTTTTTCTAGTATCATCATACAAAACAAATGAAAATACACCATCTAAAAGTTGGCAGGTTTTTTCAATACCATATAATAGATATAAATGTAAAATAACTTCACAATCGGATGAAGAGTTAGTCACAAATACATGTTCTTCTCTTAATTTTTTATGATTATATATTTCACCATTACATATTAAATACATTGATCCTAATTTAAATGGTTGCATACCATAATCTGATAAATCATTTATTGCTAATCTATGAAATCCTAATATGGTATTATTAATATGAATTAATCTAGAAGAATCAGGACCCCTTGCTTTAATTTTATTAAAATTATCTAATAAATCTTCTTTAGAATATTTATTACCTATGTAAGAAAATATACCACACATATTATATGATATTATAAATATATCTTTAATTATTTAATTAATTCATATAATTCATTCATTAATCTATATCCTTTTTTAAATTTATATGAAGGTGATGAATCAAATAACTTGAATCCTTCAATATTATCTGAATTATCTGAATTTGTTATATTCTTTGATCGTTTTATTTTATTTATGTCTGTTTGTAGTTTATCAATATCTGATTGAAGTAAATCTTTAATAGATTTAAAAGGATTCATACTTGACATAGTTTTTTCTTGATCCATTGCTATTGTGGTAGTATTTACAGGAGAAATTGGACCAGGCGGACCCGGCGGTCCAGGAGGACCAGGAGCACCACCTGATATTTTAATTTTTGTTTGTCCTTTATCATTATTATTATTATTATTATTATTATTACCTGATTCAGGTGTTGGTGATGGTGATGGTGGTGACGGTGATGGTGACGGTGGTGACGGTGATGGTGACGGTGATGGTGACGGTGGTGATGGTGGTGGTGGTGATGGTGATGGTGATGGTGATGGTGATGGTGATGGTATTTCTACACATATTTGATTAGATAAATCAAAATATGGTGTTGATGAAGGACACTTTGGTATAGTGCAGGTATTAGAATTAGGACCACTCTCAGAGAAACATATTGTATCAAAAAATACTATCTGATTAACTATAACTACTAAAAATACCGTCATCATTATAAATGTGATTACACCATCACCTAAATCACTAAATATCATTTTATTAGATTCTAAATGTGTCAATATATAAACAATCACACTTGCAAATATAATTATATATATTACTAAATATGATACATACCATATACTTACACTTTTTAGATTCGAATTACTTTTACTGGCATTAATACATCCATCATATTCTTTAATAGCATCAAATAAAGGAGGATAAATATTCTTAATTGCTTGTACTTTATGAATATTTATAGCTAAATAATATACTGTCATTAAAGATAATATTGAAATATATATTTTTAAATTTTTTAGTGCTTCTGGTGAATGCCCATCACCTATTTTCATTCTTAAACAACTCATATATATATATTGTATTATATTTTATTTATTTAGAAGTATTATGATAATATTTCATTCTGTATTGATTAAGATTATTCCCCGGTCTCCGCAACTTCTGTCGCATCTGCTCCCGCCGCATCTGCTCCCGCCGCACCTGCTACCGGCACTACCGCTGTCTCAGGTCCTCCCACAAACTTGTAACTATAAAGCATACTACCAAACATAAAAACTATTATGAATCCCATAGAACCATATTCTATCCGTTCTTTCCATTTATCTTTTTCTCCTTTTTTTTGTGCGGCATCAATAAACGCCCTAATCAACATTACTACAGTATTAATAGATATAGTAATCATAATAACAAATAATATTTTAATTACCTTTTTATCATTTATACCTTTTAAAATATATATTCCTATTAATAGTAATACTATTACAGTATTTGCATAAAGACCTAATAGCTTAAAAGGTGAAAATTCACCAATTGGAGTCCATGTTTCCAAAAAATATTTTATTAATGGAGGTTGAAAATCTTCTTTTAAACGATCCTTATATTGTGATATTGTTGGATCTATGCCGCTTAAATCAGGTATAGCTGAAGAAGATGGAGATGGAGATGGAGATGGAGATGGAGATGGAGATGGAGATGAAGATGGAGGTGGAGATGGAGATGGAGGATTTATTTCATCGGCAGTCTTACATTTGTTATCACGTGTATCATAGTAATCTTTATCTTCACCCCCTTGTTCTCTACACAATATTTCTTTACTACAATATTCACTTTTACATTCAACTAATTCTATATATTGATCAACAATTTTATATAATGTTACTAATATTATAATCCCATATGATATATTTAATATATTAGTTATTATACTTAATAATACCCCTCCTACATATCTTAATCTTAATAAAATACCAGATCCATCTTGTTTATCCCACTGTTTTTTATTTGTTGTCCTATCGATTGCTTTCATATCTTTATCATTTATTTTAGGATATTCTCCAATAGTAAAATGATTTACAGTATTTATACCATAATATTTAATAATAATTATAAGTATAAATGATATAATCCAGAATACAACAGAACTTATAAAATCATCATATTGATCTTGATTTATTAATTTATTACATTCACTTAAATTATTTACCAATGTATATGATTGTTGTGTTGTGATATAAAATAATAACAAGAATATTATTACTATATATTTATCATCTAATTTTACTTCTGCTTCACTTACACATGCTGATATGGCATCTATTGTAGACATATATATAATTAATTATAAAAAAATATAATTAATTAAATAGGACCTAATTCTTCCCATAATAAATAATGTGAATCATAATTCATATACATATCAATGAATTCTTTAATTTTTTTAAATATCCAATACATTTATAATTATATATATTTTTATATTTTATATATATAATGAATTATACTGATAAAGTAATAAATATTATTGATAATTTAGATATGCCTGATAATATGAATGGTAACAAAGAAATATTAAAATCTCGTTTTGTTGAAGAAGTCGCTTATTATGAAAAAAAAAGAGATAAAACTAAAACATATTATAATATATTCAGATTTATAGTGACAACTGGAAGTATTCTGTTACCTGCTTTATTATCTATAGGACAAATGGATCCAAATAAATTGCCTAGAAATTTCGATCAAATATCATATTGGTCAACATGGTCTATATCTTTATTAGTAACTATAAGTAATGGATTTCTACAATTATTTTCATTAGACAAAAATTATTTTAATTATTCATTAGTAGTTGAACAACTGAAAACTGAAGGATGGCAATATTTTGGATTATCTGGTAAATATGAAGATCATGATATTCATGATAAAGAAGCATATAAAGAATTTTGTAAAGCTGTAGAAAATATAAAACGAAAACAAGTCGAAAACGAATTCCAAGGAAAAGGTAATAGCACGAAGAAAAAAAAAGGGGACGATAAACAATCTCCATTATTAGATTTTGATTTTGATGGAAAAATGAAAGAATTTATGGATAAATCTAAAAATAATGATATGTTTAAACCATTAGTTCAAACAGTTAATCAAGTAAGTAATGTAGATAATATGATTTCTAATCTTAAAAATGATGTAGTTAATGATGTAAAAAATAATATTGTAGACAATATAACAGATACTATATCAGATAATATATCAAATAATATACCGGATACGAATAACAATAATAATAATAATAACAATAACAATAATAATAATAATAATAATAATAATAATAATGACAATAATAACAATAATAGT